TAAACACTCAAGTATCTGCTACAGAAGTAAACTTTTTTGCAATACCCCAAGCTAGTAATAATTGTGGAATATCAATGCCTGATGGAATTTTAACAGATGTTGCTTTTAATGAAGGAGATGCAATGATGCTTGATGTATCAATGCAAGGGGTAAGTGATGGTAGTTCTAATATAATTGAATTTGACCAAGCATCATAATGAAGCTATCTACAGGTAAAGAGGTTAAATTAAAAGAAATGTCAGTAGATGATATTGATTACTGTAGTGACTTACCTCAAATGAAATATGAAAATAATGAAGTCACTAGCATTACTAATCTTTCAAAAGCAAGAACAGCTTGGATTCGTAAAGGAGTTGAAGGTGCTGATGATAAATTTATTAAATCTTTAACAGAAAATGAAAAGAATGAATTATCATTGGCAGTACAAGAACATCAACGCTTGGGGGAATAGAAACCCTCACGCTAGAAGCAAATTTTTTAATAGAGAAAAGGTGTGAGGGATGTATGTATCATACATACCCATATAAAGCTCAAATTCCTATCTTAATTGAAGGAAAATATGAACAACGAACCTTTACCTCAGATAAAGAAGTTTGGGATGTTATTCAGCTATTAATTGACGAAACTAAAGAAGAAAATAAAAAGGGTAAAAGTTTCAGTATTGTTAATTCAGTAATGACACAATTACCCTTTTTTGCTTGTAGTAATATTTTAATTAATAATAGTCATCAAAAAGATATATCAAGATATATGTATTCAAAACAGTTTAATATATCTCCATATAAAGGATCTTATGGGGATCAACCTAAAAAGTGGATAGAAAAAACTTTTTTATTAAACAATTTAATTGAAAGACAAAAAGCAAAGGTTTTAAAACATGGCTAATCCATTAGAAAAAGTAGAAATTAAATTTGTAGGGGATAGTACAAGCCTTACAAAAGCTATTGAAAGTTTAGATAAAGCAACTAAAAAATTACTTAATACACAAGCTAAAATTGTAGATTTTAATAAAAAACAACAAAAATCAACTAACTCTAATAGAAATGCTTTAAGAAAACTTACTAATCAGTTAGCTTTGCAAGGAGCTGGATATAAAGACTTAGGTTTATCTCTAGGAACATTTAGAAGAGCATTAAAAGGAAGTAATATTGATCTTTTAAAAATACAAAAATCTACTAGAGAACATATTTCTGTATTAAAAAAACAAGAAAGTCAATTAAAGAAAAATGAAAAAGGTTTATTAGACACTAATCATAACACAAGAATTTTAGGTGGAGCATTTTCTGTTTTAAGATCTAAATTATTATTATTTAACTTTGCAATGGGATT